GCCGTGACGAACAGAAATCTTCCCATCAGTCCCGCCAAAAGAGGCGAGAGGGAACATAGAGTTGTTCGTGATATTGGTAGTGCCAACGTCGCCGGAAGTAGGTAAAACCGTCCCGGCATAATTGACATTGGTCTGAGTGACATGTGATTGATCGTTCGCAGCAGTCGTGCGGACGATGACACCACCAACTCCGCCTGTGCCGACCGTGGCAGTGCCACGGACAAAAGTCTTGTACGGCATAGAGTCGAAGTAGGGCGAATGAGGGACGCATGGAGGCGCCGCCATAAAAGGATCAGTGAGAACCTTCATAAAATCACGTACGCACCGGTCAGACTCTCCTCGCATTGTGAGCTCCTTGGGAATTCTCGGGGCGGGGAGGGGTTTGTCTCGCGGAGTGTATTCAGCGCGATTTTTCGCTTTTCCATTCTTGAGATCAAGAATTTGCTTCTGGAGTTGGCGAATTGCCCTATCCTGTTTGGAGTCAACTGAGACCCGTTTGGATTTGGCGGTGATTGTTCGGAGTTTGACATTCTTTGTTTTAGTCATAAGTAAAAAGTCAAATTTTCCATGGAAGGAAAATATCGGTGATCTGCCACCGACCTTAATCATTCCGAGACGAAGAGCTTGATTCTTAACTGGTATAGACTTGTTGCGCATGCAATCAGAGAGACCAGTGACATGATCAACATCAGGGCGCTTCAAGAAGCAAAACCCGGCGAAGATCTTAGTATGGTCAATTAGACGAGCGACGCCATCCTGAAAAAGGTGGCTACAAAAGATAAATGACTCGGAAGTATGAGAGTTGACTTCACGAAGCGTGAAGCCAAGCTCAAGATAAGACTGTTGCATTTCTGCATCAGACAAGAGGGTCCACTCGAGCGCGTCATCGCCCAAATTGAGGATAGCTTTGCTACCACAGAAGAGCGAAAGAACAGTTCGGCAACATGAATTAAGGACCGTTGTTAAATTGCTACCACTAGGCATAAGGCCTTGGATAGTCTTACGAAACACATTCCCGTCGGGCGAAATCAGCCACGAAGAAGCGAGAACGATAGCGTAGTTATGCACTGCCCGGCGATAAGCCGGATGGCACCCACGCGTAAAAAAGGAAAGAGTGGCCATAATGAGCCACAAAGGCAC